GAAAGATAAAGCGTAAAAAAAAGAAAAAATAATTTAAAAAAGATTTTGTAAAAAAAGAGAAAGAAAAGAGTAAAATGTATGTACAACATATTTACACTACGGCAAATAAAAGAATTTAATTATTGTGCTTGACTTAAATAAATAACTTGACAATATTCCGCGCGTTGAAAATACCATGCTTGGTACAATCCTACTGGAAATTTTCAAAAATATTCGACATTATTAATAGCGACCAAGCGTAGCTGGCGCGGCAATCAGACAATTAATTGAGATGAAAAAGAAAACACAAAAAGAGATTTTAGTTGAAAATGCCGAAGATGTGCTAGATATGTTGAGAGATGCGAAGAGTTATGATGATATTCAAAAAAAATATGGGGTTAGGAGGGAGAATATTAGTTGGTTCATCGCTGAATCGAACTATTCAACGCGCGCGCAAGAAGCAAGAAGAGAATCTGCCGAAGCTATTCTCGAAAAAGCATTAAATTGTATTTTAGAAATTGATTCTTCAGACACAAACGCGAAAGTGACGAGACAAAAAGAGCTAGCATATCATTATAGATGGTTGGCAAGCAAAAAGAACCCGAGAACATTTGGTGAAGCTTCAGTATTAAAGATTGATGCTGATAAAGATTTGCAGCCAATTTTAAATTTAACGTTAAATAAATAGATGGAAGATTTAGAGGGAAAAGTTGTTTATATTGCTGAAAGTATAGATAAGCATATGGCGCTTGAAGCTCTTGAAGTTCAAGAAAGAAATGGCGCATACTACAAATATCGTTTAATTAATTTAAAAACTTTGGAAATTGTAGAAAAATGGGAAAGCAGCATCTTTCTTGAAAGAAATTTAAGACACACACAGACAATTCTCGATAAAATGATTAACTCAAAAAACAATAAATAAATTTGTATATTAATATGAAAAATCTACAAGACATAAAAATTAAAAAGTATTCACAAAATTATGCAGATAATTTATCTAAAGCTAAATCAGAAAGGGAAAAAACTAGATTGCAGAAATCTAAAATTAAAGATCTAAATGATAAGATAAAAAATATTCTTCAGGAAATAAGTAGAGAAACCGATATTTTAGTTGAAATGGCGGGTAATTGTAAAAAATATGAATATCTAGCGTCCAGAGCTTTGTCTAAAAAGGAAACTTGGCTCGGTAAAATTGATTAATCTCGAACTTCACCCCCGGCAATCCGCTTGCTTTCTAAGTGAGGCAACTGAAATTCTTTATGGAGGTGCGGCTGGTGGTGGTAAGTCTCACACAATGCGAATTATTGCAATCGCACTAGCAATTGATATCCCCAACATTCAAATCTATTTGTTCCGCCGCGTCTTTGCTGATCTAGCTAAAAACCACATAGAAGGAGCTTCTGGCTTTGCTTCTTTACTCGCCCCACTAATCAACTCTAAAATCGTTCGCTTGTCTGATAGCGAAATAACTTTTAAAAATGGTTCGAAGATATACCTCTGCCACTGCCAGCATGAAAAAGATAAGATAAAGTACCAAGGTGCGGAGATTAACGTATTACTAATTGATGAATTAACACACTTTTCTGAAAAGATTTACAAGTTTTTGCGTGGTCGTTGTCGTATTGGTTCACTTAATGTACCTGATAAATACAAAGATAAATTACCGTTGATTTTATGCGGTTCAAATCCGGGCGGCATTGGTCATCAATTCGTTAAAGAGACTTTCATTGATAATTGCGACCCGATGCAAGTTCGCGAAATGCCGGCGGAAGAAGGGGGCATGTTAAGGCAATTCATTCCGGCGAAATTGCAGGACAATCCGACGATGATGTTAAATGATCCACTCTATGCCAATAAATTAATTGGACTTGGTGGAGCATTGGCAAAAGCAATGTTGGAGGGTGACTGGGACGCAATCGAAGGAGCATATTTCGATCAGTATGACAAAGATTTGCACGTTATCGAGCCTTTCTTAATTCCTGCAGATTGGGCTAGGATTAGGGGTTTTGATTGGGGTTATTCTCGCCCGTTTGCGACACTTTGGGCAGCCGTTAGTGATGGTTCGTCTGTTATATGCAATGGAATTAAAAGAAGTTTTCCGCGCGGCTCATTAATCTTTTACCGCGAATATTACGGCTGCACTGGCAAAGCAAACGAAGGCTTAAAACTTAGTAATAAAGAGATTGCACAAGAAACGATGAAATCGCAACAAGGTGAGGAAATGTCGGACATGGTAGCGGATCCGGCAATCTTTGATGTTTCGAGAGGCAAGTCTATTGCTGAAGAGTTAGCAGAGCATGGCTGCTACTATCGCGAGGCAGACAATAAAAGGATTAATGGCTGGCAACAAATCAGGGGAAGATTGGTTGGTGAGGATGGAAAACCATTGATTTATTTTACCAAAGATGTAAAAAACTTGTTGCGTACTTTGCCGATTATGCAATATGATGCAAGCAAGCCCGAAGATTTGGACTCTGATTTAGAAGATCACGCGGTTGACACTTTGCGTTATATGTGTATGAGTCGCCCAATTGTTGTAAACATTACACCGACACCGCTTGAAATTGGTGAGCAATGGTGGAAAGATTTTAACCCTCACAATGTGAGAAATAACGCGTTTAAAAAGAAAATGCAGGAGAGTTATGAATAATCCTAAAAGCGCCATTCCATTAATTAGATTAATATTTGATGTCAACGGATTGAGGGGAGTTTCAAAAAAACATATCAAGTTAGTAGAAACTCGATACTACGAAAACCATCAGAAAATGGATCGCAATAAATTTGAGCGTTTTATTAAAAATGAAATTGAGCTATTTGAAAAGGAATTAAAGGAGAGTTATGAGTAAACACTGTAGTGATGAATTAGAATCAATAGATGAGGAAAGATATAAATGGCAAAATGCTACTACTTTGATGATAGATGATTTTGATTTAGATAAAGTAAAATACATGTGGAAACCTGCTATGTATCCTAACTGCTTGGTTTTACCTTTTTCAGAAGGCAAAGGCGCGAAGATGATTACAGCCGTTCTTGTGATTAAAAATAAAGAATTATATTCGCCAAATCTTCGAGAGATTTTAAAAGAGAGGATAAAGATTCTGAAAAAGAATCTTGAAGAATTTAAAAAAAACTTGACACAATAAAAAAACAAAACAGTATAATAAATCGAGGCTTGCAAAGCGTCTTTAGTTCCAAACATATGTTATAACCAACTAAAAAGACAAAATGCAAGCCAACCAAGTTGAAACAAAAGAAGATTTAAGCCTATCTAAAGGCAATGCTGGCTTAGTTGAGATATGGACAAAAGAACTAGAAAACGCCAATAACTACGAACAAAAATGGCGTGATGAAGCTGACAAATATTTCTGCATTTACAAAGACGAATACAATTCTGATTATAACGACTCAAAGCGTTACAATGTATTCTGGGCGAACACACAGACTTTACGCCCTCTCGTATTTTCCAAACTTCCTAAACCAAACATCACACAACGCTTTCTTGATGAAGATGAAATTGCTAAAATAGCTTCTCAAATGATGGAGCGAACAATTTCGCTCTACATGAATGATGCTGATGCTGAAGATGTAATTGGCAAATGTCGCGATGATTATTTGGTTGGTGGGCGTGGTGTCGCTCGTGTTTGTTACGATCCTGAAGAAGTCGTCGAGATAGAAGACGGGTCAGAAGAGTTTGATCCAACTAATAAAAAATGTCGCATTGAATACTGGCCGTGGGAAGATTTTAGAATGTCCACCGAAAAAGAATGGTCAAAAGTTCGCTGGATTGCATTTAGGCATTACAAAACTCGCGAAGAATTAGTTGAAGATTTTGGAGCTAAAGGAAAAGTCGTTGCATTAAATAAGACCCGCCTTGATTCACTTGATAAGCCAAACGAAAATGAACTATTTAAAATGGCTGAAGTTTGGGAAATCTGGGACAAGGAAGCCGAAGAAGTAATCTTTGCAACTCTTGGGGGTGATGGTGTTTTATTATCGAGAGAAGAAGACCCTTACAAATTGCGCTCTTTCTTCCCAATGCCAGCGCCTCTTGGCTCTAAATCAGACCCTTGCTCATTAGTTCCAATCCCCCTTTACCGCTATTATAAATCACAAGCCGAAGAACTAAACCAAGTTGATGCAAGAATTAAATCATTAATCCAGCAATGCAAAGCAACGGGCATTTATAATTCAGTTGCTGAAGGTTCTGATATTGAGGCTTTATTTAATGGCGAAGATGGCACATTCACACCCCTTAAAGGAACTGGCGGATTA